GGGGGCCTCAACAAAGAGAAATTGGATTCCCAATTTCAATAGACAATGCAATATATGTATGACAAATCACCACCATAATTTCAGTTTTACATCACTTAATCAATGAAAATGTGCTTGTTGATATTTGAATATTTACAGTCAAACAATATTCATCGCTATTTCTATCAACTTAAAATTCGCAATAAAAAACTGCCAGCACGCGAATAGGGCAGCTGACAGCATCGTTCTTATTTCTCTTTTAAATATTGAATGGAAGCCTCTTTAAAAATATCAATATATTTCAGGTACATATCTTTTTCAATATATTCATCGATTTGATGTGCCATTAATGGATTACCTGGTCCAAAAATGGCTAAATCAACATTGTCCTTATTATCTCCTAAGAAACTAGAGGCATCTGTTGCACCTACAAGCGCTGAAACAAATATTTCGTCTTGTTCTACATAACTAGAAGCTACATCTTTAATCGTAGTAATTAATTTGCTATTTTTATCGCTTGTTACAGGTCGGTGATTGCTTGGAATATCGAGTGAAAGCTTATTGCTATCCACATCATTAATGATATTTTGGAAAAACGATTCTATAAAGTCGTTATCATACTCAGGAACTGGTCTTACGTTAAATTCAAGTGAAGCTTCATCTGGTACAGAGTTAAATTGTTTGCCGCCATTTATAATCGAACATACAGCTGTAAGACCAGATGCATAATTTGCATCCTCTTCAGAAATTTCTTTTCCTATCAATGATTTGAACATGGGTGCAACATCTAATTCATGTTTAGTATCATGTTTTTTAAGCTCTGAATATTTTTCTTTAAATTGATTATAAAATTCAAGCAGTGTATCAATTGCATTGTCACCAATAAATGGAACTGAGCTATGGACAGCTTTGCCAGTTGCAGTTACTTTACATGACATAGACCCTTTATGTGCATAATAAATTCCAGATCCAGTTGGTTCAGCAATAATTAAGCCATCTACATCGTCTAAATAGCCTTTATCAGCCAATAATTTGGCACCTTCTTGTTCTTTCTCTTCGCCAGCAGTAGCTAGTAATCTTATCGTTCCTTGAGGCAATTGATTTTGTTCTTTTAATTCAATGAGTGTGATGACCAAAGCCATCAGACCGCCTTTCATATCCGTTGTGCCTCGACCGTATAATTTGCCAGCTTTTTCTGTGAGTTGAAAAGGGGGATAAGTCCAATTATCTTGATTTCCTGCATCAACAACATCCATATGACCACTCAATGCGAGTATAGGTGAGCCGTTACCGATTTCTGCAACGATATTGGCGCGGTGTTCATTAACTTTCAAAATTTCAGATTTAATATCGTACTTGTCGAATAAATCTTTTAAATAATTACAAACGTCTATTTCATTATTATTTTCAGTTTGTAGTTCAACAATATCTGCTAGTAATTGAATTTTTTCTTTTTCACTAAAAGTTGTCATTAAGCTCACACCTTTTCAAAGTAGTATATATATTTATATAAACATAATTTTTATTCTTAAACATAATTTAAAATGCAGAAAGTAGCGTGTTATTTGATTTCGTTCTATGAAATTAACTGTCTAGTATCAACGATCTTATTAACACTGATATCGGGTATGCTTAATTTTATAGTAAATTGTATGAGAAAGATGCAGGATATTATTTAGCTAATAATTATATATAAATTTCAAATCGATGGTTATTAACTACTAAATAAAAATATTTGCTAAATTAATGACTTTGTACACACATTATTTTTAAAGAGAATAAAGTATTTAATAATATTAACAAAATCATTTAATAAATAGTTAAATATATATTCTCTATTTTTGTGATATTATTCACATGTCGATACATATCAACAAATATCAATCATACGAAAGAAGGTTATAACAATGAAAAATAAAAAACGTGTTTTAATAGCGTCATCATTATCATGTGCAATTTTATTGTTATCAGCAGCAACGACTCAAGCAAATTCAGCTCATAAAGACTCGCAAGATCAAAATAAGAAAGAACATGTTGATAAGTCTCAACAAAAAGACAAACGTAATGTTACTAATAAAGATAAAAATTCAACAGTACCTGATGATATTGGGAAAAACGGTAAAATCACAAAACGAACTGAAACAGTATATGATGAGAAAACAAATATACTCCAAAATTTACAATTCGACTTTATCGATGATCCAACTTATGACAAGAATGTATTACTTGTTAAAAAACAAGGCTCAATTCATTCAAATTTAAAGTTTGAATCTCATAAAGAAGAAAAAAATTCAAATTGGTTAAAGTATCCAAGTGAGTACCATGTAGATTTTCAAGTAAAAAGAAATCGTAAAACTGAAATATTAGACCAATTGCCGAAAAATAAAATTTCAACTGCGAAAGTAGACAGTACATTTTCATATAGCTCAGGTGGTAAATTCGATTCAACGAAAGGTATTGGACGAACTTCATCAAATAGCTACTCCAAAACGATTAGTTATAATCAGCAAAATTATGACACAATTGCCAGCGGTAAAAATAATAACTGGCATGTACACTGGTCAGTTATTGCGAATGACTTGAAGTATGGTGGAGAAGTGAAAAATAGAAATGATGAATTATTATTCTATAGAAATACGAGAATTGCTACTGTAGAAAACCCTGAACTAAGCTTTGCTTCAAAATATAGATACCCAGCATTAGTAAGAAGTGGCTTTAATCCAGAATTTTTAACTTATTTATCTAATGAAAAGTCAAATGAGAAAACGCAATTTGAAGTAACATACACACGAAATCAAGATATTTTGAAAAACAGACCTGGAATACATTATGCACCTCCAATTTTAGAAAAAAATAAAGATGGTCAAAGGTTAATTGTCACTTATGAAGTTGATTGGAAAAATAAAACAGTTAAAGTCGTTGATAAATATTCTGATGACAATAAACCTTATAAAGAAGGATAATATTGAAAGGGCGGATTACTAATGATTAAACAATTATACAAAAACATCACAATTTGTAGTTTAGCAATATCTACTGCATTAACTGTATTTCCGGCAACTTCTTATGCAAAAATTAATTCTGAAATTAAAGCTGTTTCTGAGAAGAATCTTGATGGTGATACTAAAATGTATACACGTACAGCTACAACAAGTGATAGTCAAAAAAATATTACTCAAAGCTTACAATTTAATTTCTTAACTGAACCTAATTATGATAAAGAAACAGTATTTATTAAAGCAAAAGGTACAATTGGTAGTGGTTTGAGAATTTTAGACCCAAATGGTTATTGGAATAGTACATTAAGATGGCCTGGATCTTATTCAGTTTCAATTCAAAATGTTGATGACAACAACAATACAAATGTGACTGACTTTGCACCAAAAAATCAGGATGAATCAAGAGAAGTTAAATATACGTATGGTTATAAAACAGGTGGAGATTTTTCGATTAATCGTGGAGGCTTAACTGGAAATATTACAAAAGAGAGTAATTATTCAGAGACGATTAGTTATCAACAACCATCATATCGTACATTACTTGATCAATCTACGTCACATAAAGGTGTAGGTTGGAAAGTAGAAGCACATTTGATAAATAATATGGGACATGACCATACGAGACAATTAACTAATGATAGTGATAATAGAACTAAAAGTGAAATCTTTTCTTTAACACGAAATGGAAATTTATGGGCGAAAGATAATTTCACACCTAAAGACAAAATGCCTGTAACTGTGTCTGAAGGGTTTAATCCAGAATTTTTAGCTGTTATGTCACATGATAAAAAAGACAAAGGTAAATCACAATTTGTTGTTCATTATAAAAGATCAATGGATGAGTTTAAAATAGATTGGAATCGCCATGGTTTCTGGGGCTATTGGTCTGGTGAAAACCATGTAGATAAAAAAGAAGAAAAATTATCAGCATTATATGAAGTTGATTGGAAGACACATGATGTGAAGTTTGTAAAAGTACTTAATGATAATGAAAAGAAATAAGTAATAAAAGTTGCCTGCTACATAGAATGTAGTAGGTAACTTTTATTTATATTTGAGTAGATAGATTTATTATGATGTGCAGTGTATGAATCTTGTTTGAGTGTAGAGTAAAGACTTGTATTAATGAAAAATTAAAGTTGTTAAGATGATTTTATTAAAATGTAAGTCAATTCAAATTTTAACAATATAACTCGCTTCGTCCTTTTAGAACGAAGCGAGTTATTAGTTAGTTGAGCACTATTTACTATAGGCTTTGATTGGGTAATGATCTGAAAAATCATTGTAAACGTAGTAATATGGGAACGCATATACATCCCATGGCTTAGGTTTTTCAGTCACAACTTCATTGACTAATTGTTTTGGTTGTTTATGATCTTTATCTGTAAATATATAGTCTAAATGTTCTGGTTTACCATTAGGGTAATTATATTTCGCAATTGAATTTGATTGAGGGTCCCATGTGCTATTATGACCTGCATATAGAACATCATTTACATTCAAGTTTTTAAGCATATCTTTGAACTCTGGAGTGCCTTTATTAACATTAAGGTCGCCACCTATATATACCGTTTCATCTTTAGGGATATTTTTCTTTTTAACAAAGTCACTGATTTCTTTCATTTGTTCAGCTCTAATTTTTCGATCATGTCCAGCACCACAACGTGAATCTTCAGATTGTGTATGTGTACCGATAACGTGAATGTTCTTACCATTTTTCTCTATTTTTGTATAAACAAAGCCTTTGTTGCTATCATTATCGAATCCACAACCGCTTTTGAAAACATGCTGGATTTTTTCTTTAATAGGATATTTACTTACAATCGCTACGCCACCATCTTCAGCAACAGTTGATGAGTAGCTACCTTCAGTTTTGTCCCAACCTGATTGAGAACGACCGAGTACAGGTGTTTGGTAAGGATATTCTTTTTTCACATTACTTAATAATTTGTCTGATGCACCATTATCAAATGCTTCATTGAATATTACGACATCATTATTTTTAATATAAGAAGATTGTCCGATTAAATCAGCGCGTTTATATTGTCCCCAGTTTGGATACATAGAAACCTTGTAACAACAGTATTTATTGGGTTTGGAGTCCCTAATGGGTCCCTAAATTACATACTTTCTAAAATTTTAGTTGTTTTTTTGTCCTCTTCATTAAATTTTTCTTCTAACAAATGAGAATACACAGATGTAGTTATTGCTATATTTTTATGACCTAATCTTTTAGAAATGTAATGTATAGATACACCTTTTGCTAGTAAATAAGAACAATGAGTGTGTCTTAATGCGTGCGATGTAATAATTGGTATATTATTGACTCTACAGGCTGATTTCAAAGCATTATTGATAGCATGAAGGTTAATTATAGATCCGCCTTCTTTGAAAATGTAACCATCATAGCTAATTGCAAATGTACTTATGACGTCCATAATGTGTTTCATATCAGATTTAGCGATACTGATATATCTAGGGGAAGTATTGGTTTTTCGCTCGTCAATAAATATAGTGTTTTTCACTTGGTTGATATGCTCAATCTTTATATTTCTTGCACCACTGACACGACAACCCGTACAAATCATTATGAATAGCGCTAATGATGAACGAGTTCTCTTCTTTCTGACGTGATCTTTTAGTATTTCATATTCAGTTACCGAGATGAATTTTTCTTGTTCTGACTTCGTAGGTTTTCCGGCTTTATAATTAACTTTATAAGCGGGGTTTTTAAAAATAAGTCCATCATATAATGCGTCATCTAAAGCTGACCGAATAGCACCGTTTGTTTTTCTTATAGTTTCTTTTGCGTGTTCTTTTGAATAGTCGTTTATGAATTTCTGATAAACTTGTCTATTTATCTTTGATAACTCCATTTTACCTATTTTATGTTTTTGTATATGTTGTAATGCATTTCTATAATGACGGTAGGTATTTTCTTTAACAACAGGTTGTTTATATGTTTTAATCCAATTTTCGAAGTATTCTTCAAGAGTTATATAGTTATCTATATTAAAACCACTTCTTAACTCATTTAACTTGTCTAGTCCAGCAGAATTAGCTTCACGCTTTGTTCTAAAACCTTTCTTACGGTATCTTTTTCCTTCATGCTTAAATTCATATTGCCATTTTTTACCATCGTAACAACGTGTTTTCATGCGTTCCCTCCTCAAAATTGGCAAAAAATAATAAGGGTAGGCGGGCTACCCTGTGGAATCAATTATCATTATTTATAATTTCAGAAACTCTATCATTGTATTCTCTTTGTGACAGACCATGATAGTCTTTTTGCATTGAAAGCTCTTCAATTTGTTTTTGAGCCTGCTCAGACATACCCTCTGTAGAAAAATCAGTGGGAGGCATATTATTTAAATCAACTTTTTGCTTTTTGTTTTGTTGAACTTGGACATTTTGCTGAGGAACACTATTTTGTGGTATCTGTTGTTGCGGTTGTTGAACCGATTGCTCTTGTGATTGGGGTTGTTCAACGGTTTGATTGTCTGGTTGTTGTTGTGTTGCAACTTCTTTTTCCTTATCTTTTTTCGATTTATTTTCCTTTTCCTTCTCAATTTTCTTTTCTTTTGATTTAACTTCTTTTTTAGATTCTTCCTGATTCTCATCATTTCCACATGCACTTAACACTAACGTGCTCACTAATAATAAACCTAACAATCTTTTCATTCTCATTTCTCCTTTGCTTACTTTTTATATTAAAACTCCATATAGGCGCTATTAATCAATACGTTTTCACACTAGTAGGCGTTTTTTTGTTTAGTAAAATCATAATGAATCTTCTTTGGTTAACTTATCGCCATCTAATTTTTGTGAAATAAATTCCAAGTATTTACGCGCATTATGTGACGATAAATCTTTAGGTAACTCATAAGTGAATGGTTGATTACCACTAGTTAAAACTTCGTATATTACAGTTTCTCTTTTTATTTTGCAATTAGTTATTTTCATTATAAACTTCCTTTCAAACACTGCTGAAATAGACGTCTTTTTTAAATAAGCATAATTAATACTTCAATTCTTTAATCCACATATATTTAAAAGTGAGGTAGTAGGTAATAAATATAAGACTTAAAGTTAAGATTGCTTTTTTCATGTTTCATAATTAAAACCTCTGTAAATTTAAGGTTAGTATTATGAAATAATGGATTGGTTTATTCTTTAGTACTAACTTCGTAGTAAATTATATAGTTCGCTAAATTGTATTTATCTACTATATTTTTGGAATAAACAATTTCCTTTTCTTTCTTCAGTAAATTATAAAAATCTACATCATTTTCGTTAGCTGATTCTATTTTGGTGATATCAGATTGTCTAACGATTCTTTTAGATCTGTCAAGGTATATAAATTTCCCTGATTTAGAATTAGTCTTTTTATTCACACCGACGTAAATTGAAAGTAATATACTTTTTCCAAAAACAGCATCACTGTGATTATGGTTTTCATCTTCTATAACTAAGAATACATGCTTTTTTGTAAAAATTTTTTTGATCATCGTTATTATTCCTTTATTAAATTTATTAAGTCTTCTTCATTTAAAAATTGAATTTTTGCACCATTTCCAACATATTCTCGAGCTTTTCGTTGTTTTGAAACTAGTCCGTTCACATCTTTATATTTATCATCTTGAACACCTTCGACTAAAATATCTGTTTTTGCAGTTACGTCACTTCTGATATAAGCTCCTTTCTTTCTAGTTAATATCATTAAATCTTGTTTTTCAGTGTCAAAATTACCTGTAAAAACAACATTTTTATCTTTTAAAATAGGGATTACACTTTCCACTTCTATTTTATTAATCTCAGATATTTTCATATGAATTTTTTGAAATCCTGAATCGAAAAGTTTAGTTGGAGAGTTAGAATATTTGCTAAATCTAATGTATTGCTTAGGCATATAATGTATTAATTTTAATACACTATAATGCTGATTGTTTTTAGCGAGTGATATCAACATCTTCGATAAAGCTAGCACGTCAAATTTAGCAGAATGTAATTTTTCTTTATCGATATCATATAAGCTACACAAATTTTCTAATTTAAAACTAGAGATTGCGTGGAAGCTTCTAAAGATATTTATACTATCGACATACATGAAGTTTGGAACAGGTAAGTCATAATAATTATTAGTATTTTTTAATACTGAAATATCAAAAAGTGCATTATGAGCAATAATTAAATGTGATTCTTTTAAAAGATAGAGAATTTCTTGGTAAATATCTGGATATTTAGGTGCTTTTAATATGACATCTTCAGGTATTTTATGTATTTTAGCGTTTTTCAAGTTATATCTATTATTAGGAGGATTAATATAAGATGAATAAACTTTTACTATTGATAAATCCTTAATTAAAGATACAGCAACTTCGCAAGGGCTGTTCATATGTTCATTCATAGTTTCAAAGTCTAAGACTGCAATATCATATTTTTTCATTTGCAAGTGCTCCTTTTATAAAATAACTTTTCCAATTAACCTCACACTTTCATTTCTATAAAAGTGTAGATCGTCGTAATCTTTATTTAGTGAAACTAGAGTCAATCTATCATCTTCAACAAAGACTTTCTTAACGTACGCTTCTTCTTCAATGATGAATATACCAATTTGTCCATTCTTTATATTGTGAGTTTTCTCCACAAATATGATTTCGCCATCTTTAAACATAGGTTCCATAGAATCACCATTTACTTTTAACGCTAAATCGTGTGTGGGGATAGGTCCTTTAACCATTTCAGTAAATAGCGTTTCATCGTGTAAACGTTCTCCTACACCAGCAGAGACGCAACCATTGACGTTAACTGGAGTTTTCTCCTGTTTATATGAATTAATATCTACAACGTTATCTCCTTTAGAATTCTGTTCTTCCAATTGTTCATTTGCATAGTTAAGTACGTTTTCTTGGCGGGGAGGTGTGAGTTTGTTGTATATGGAAGTGATGTCGTTATCGTCTTTGTATGTAGTATCTATGTCGCTTTTACCAACCTCGAAAACATCAGCTATCCTTTGTATAACGCCGTGAGAGGGGTTGGAACGTAAATTTAAATAATCGCTTAAAGTAGATGGTTTTATGTTAATGAGTTCAGCAAGTTTCTTTTGAGACATATTTGAATCGTTGAGAAATTTTCTAATGTTTTTGGCTATAATAATATTTCTTTCTTTGTTCATATTACTTACCTCCTTTTTTCTTATTATACGAAATTTTCATATCATAGTAAAGTTTTTTACGAAAAAAACGTATTTAATGTTGACAATACGAAAATTTCGTATTATATTAGGTTTACGAAAGGCGGTGACAACATGAAAACATTAAAAGAGTTGAGGACTGATTACGGATTGACTCAAAAAGAGTTAGGAGATTTATTTAAGGTCTCATCACGTACAATTCAAAATATGGAAAAAGACTCTACAAACATTAAAGATAGTTTACTTTCTAAGTATATGAGTGCTTTTAATGTTAAATATGATGATATTTTTTTAGGTAATGAATACGAAAATTTCGTATTTACGAATGATAAAAAGAAATCAATTATTTTAGCATTTAAAAAAAAACAAACATCTTAATAGGAGGAATAACAAATGAACATTCAAGAAGCAACGAAGCTAGCGATGGAGAAAGGAATAAGTATAAGGAGAGAGAATCAAGATGTGTATGGGATATTACCAACTAATTTGCAGCGTTATCAATGCCTAGTCGTATCTAGACACTATAAGAAAAAAAGACAAACCGCCGCCGGAAGGTGGCAGCCTAGCGCAGACGATTTAATAGCAGATGATTGGATTTTAGATTATTAATTTTTTCAAATCTCTAATTAAACCCATAAGTGTTTTGTAATCTTTTTTGGATTCTGATTCTGAGTAGGCGATACCTTCTCGAGAAAGAGCCATCTCAAGAAAACCGCCATCTTCAGCAGAAGCAATTACAAAATCTCTATGCTTTAATTCAAGAACTGCATCGATATAGTCTTCAAAATTAAAACCTAAAAAGAAAGCGTTAAATGAGGATTCATCACTACCGAAATAAGATGCAGAACGTTTAGACATACCTTCGTCAATTCTATCAAGGTAAATTGAATAAAGTTGTAAAAGGACAAATTTAGCTTCATCAGTCATAAGTCATTCACCTCCTTAATAGGAGTATAGCAGAAAGGAGCACAAACAATATGCAAGCATTACAAACAAAATCGAACATAGGCGAAATGTTCAACATACAAGAAAAAGAAAATGGAGAAATCGCAATCAGCGGTCGAGAACTTCATCAAGCATTAGAGGTTAAGACTCCATACAAAAAATGGTTTGAAAGAATGAGTGATTACGGATTTGAAGAAAATATCGATTATATAGTCACGGACATTTTTGTCCATAACCCACTAGGAGGTCGTCAGAATCAAACTGACCACGCACTCACACTAGACACTGCAAAAGAGATTGCAATGATTCAACGTAGTGAACCTGGCAAACGTGCAAGACAATACTTCATCCAAGTTGAAAAAGCATGGAATAGCCCAGAAATGATTATGCAACGTGCTTTAAAAATTGCTAACAACACAATCAATCAATTAGAAACAAAGATTGAACGTGATAAACCAAAAATTGTATTTGCAGATGCAGTAGCTACTACTAAGACATCAATTTTAGTTGGAGAGTTAGCAAAGATCATTAAACAAAACGGTATAAACATCGGGCAACGCAGATTGTTTGAGTGGTTACGTCAAAACGGATTCCTTATTAAACGCAAGGGTGTGGATTATAACATGCCTACACAGTATTCAATGGAACGTGAGTTATTCGAAATTAAAGAAACATCAATCACACATTCGGACGGTCACACATCAATTAGTAAGACGCCAAAAGTAACAGGCAAAGGACAACAATACTTTGTTAATAAGTTTTTAGGAGAAAAACAAACATCTTAATAGGAGGAACGAACAATGCAAGCTCAAAACAAAAAAGTCATCTATTACTACTATGACGAAGAAGGTAATAGACGACCCGTTAATATTCAATACAACGATGGCTACGACTTAATGATAGACCAGCGTTTTATTGAAATGACGCTTGAAAGACATCCGCATTTAAAAAATAACTTTTATGGATTAATAGATGGAAAAGAATTTAAGTTAGATTAAATTTTTGTGTTAGATAATTAAAAGCTAATTTGCTTAGCAATGTTACGGACATACTAGTGGTTTTGTTTGCGACTTTTTTAACTTCTTTCCAAGTGTGATTGTCTCGGATATTATCTAAAAATTCATGTCCTGACCAAGTTATATCGTTAATTGTATAACCATAAATATGTCCATCTTCCCAACCGAATTTAACACTAACATACTTTGCTTCTTCCAGTTTTAATAATGCATATATTACAGTTTCAAAATCATATTTTCCAAATACAACATTATCTTTGAAATTGTATTCGGTGAGCGGTTCACCAATCTTTTTATTAGTTTCAATTTCTAACAAAAGATGTCTAACACAATCATGATCTAATTTCATACTTATCACTACCTTAGGTTGATAACAACATTATACACGAAAGGAAAGATAGAAATGCCACATATTTTAAACGTAACAGTTCCAATACCTGAAACACACGTGCTTATCACAAAAGATGAATATGAAGAGTTAATAGCTTACTCATTAGACCCTGTATGGAACATGAGCGACTTAAAGAAGAAATTAAAAATTGCATCTGATGAAACAATCAAAGACAGGTTATTATTTCACCCTAGACTCGAAAAAGAGTTAAGAGCACAAGGTATCGTACATTATCCTGATGAGAATTTTAATCGTTGGAGGTTTAACGCAAGAAGGATGCATAAGTTTGTAGATGAACATTTTAATGAGATTTACAAAGGAGGGCACAACAAATGAGTAAAACTTATAAAAGCTACCTAGTAGCAGTACTATGCTTCACAGTCTTAGCGATTGTACTTATGCCGTTTCTATACTTCACTACAGCATGGTCAATTGCAGGATTCGCAAGTATCGCAACATTCATATTCTATAAGGAATACTTTTATGAAGAATAAAAAAACTGCTACTTGCGCCAACAAGTAACAGTAACAAACATTTAAGAAATAAAATTCAAGTTAAATATAAAACGAAAAACGGAGGAAGTCAACCATGACTAAAAATTATAAAGACATGACGCAGGAAGAAATAAAAGACTTATTATCTGAAAAAACGGCAGAATTGTATGAATTAGCGAAAGAAATTAAGGGAGAAAGTAAATTTGATATTTTGCTTTTCTCATCAATAGGAGTTATCGACGGAGATTATTTAGCAGGTTCAAGTTCTGTGATTGGTCATACTTTTGATCTTGCTTACTTATTGGATAGCACTAAGAGTTATAAAGATATTGTCAATGTTCTCCAAATGTGTAAATCACAAAAAAATTCTCGGTATAGATGACGACAAGGAGGACTAAAACAATGTATTACAAAACGGGTGACGTATGTCGAAAAATATTTAATGTAGATGGCTTTGATTTTCAATTAAGAGTTAAGAAGCGAGCATATAGTGTCGAAATAGTCGTTTTAGATCATGAAGGAAATTCAATTGACGGGCTACTAGTTTCTGACGAGAACGATCTATACACAGCTTTAGATATTTTGAAACAAAGTATTTATGAATGGATTGAAAATAACACAGATGAACAGGACAGACTAATTAACTTAGTCATGAAATGGTAGGTATAAGCATGAGAGATACAGAAAGAAATATATTGAATATTTTTAAGACGTTATTCGACGAATATACTTTGTCAAACCAACGAGCATTATTGGAAATTGAACGTAATCATCACGGATACTTATCGATTAATTTCTTGCACTATCACGACAGTTACAAAACAAACAATAAGCTTGTGCAGATACATGAAATCAATCCAGACAGCCATGAACGAATAAAAAATTTAATTATCGAGGTGCTAAGAGGTCATCGGAA